GGTCTAGCCCCGCCGCCCGATCTGCAAACTGATCAACTGATGGTGCTACTGTCCGGCCTTCTCGGTTTCGGCGGGATGCGATCCTTTGAGAAGTCCAAGGGAGTCGCTGCGAAGTAGGTCACGGTAAGCGTTAATAGCCGATTTTAGATCTGCGTTTAGCGCTTCAACCTCTGCGTTTAGAAGGTTCATACGCTCGGTTGCTTCCTTGGCAAACTGCACAAGGTTTTGGTACTGCCACGTTTCAAAATTAGCCATGCGATTCCTCAAGAAGTTTAATTGAGTATTCTAGAAAATTTTCCTTCGGTAAATTTCTGAGGAAATATACCGGGTCGGATTCGTTGCGGTACTGATGCGGACGATCTGGGCCTTGGATTGCGGTGTACGCCCACAATTCTCCTTTCGAAGTTGTCACCATTCGTCGATCAATTACGCCCTTTTCGTACATCCGGCTCAACTGACCAATCAACGTTCTGCGGTTTAGCCGTGGGAACGGCATTTCTGGCATCGTACACTCGCCGTGTGCCATTAAAAATTCAATCACTTCGTTGCTCATCTGATGACCTTCTCAATCAAATTGCGTGCCAACGGGGTCTGCCCAAGAAGCCAGCCCTGCACTCGGCCCATGTCCCAGGTAATGACGCGGAACTGGTTTGGCTTTTGGTAGCCGGTGCTGATCTGGGACTTGTCCCAATCCCGAACGATTTTTCCGTTGATGATCAAAACAATGCCTCCGGTACGCCAGACAAATCTAGTTTTTGTTTGCGCGGGCGCTTTTGCACAATGTGAGGATATGGCGGCATATGCCAAACCCAACGCACAACGCGACCTTCATCGTCAAGAATGCCGTACTTCACGTGTTCTTCTCCCGCAACATCTTGTCAATTTCTTCGGTCAGATCAACAAACCAATCAATTTCTGGTTCGCCGTAATCCTTCCACAATTTACCCCATTCTTCGTCGCTCAAGCTTTCCCACGGCAGCGGCCTGCGCTCTAAATTCATTTTTAAACCCCATTGGTCGTGATTTGGTAAAACAGGTGGCGCACTTCCAACGGAAATGGCCGCCCTTTGCTGTTGGTACTTTGACAGTGCCAAGGTTGACCTGACACTGTTGACACGTTGGCGTCATTTACAATCTTGCTTTCAAAACAATTTCAAGATCACCAATCGTAATGCTGCGTGGCCGGCCTTTGAAGATCGCATCTTCAACCCACGGACGCCGCCACAAGCACTTGAACTCAGGCTTGGCGCGAGAATTCATCAGTTCGTCCGTGGTGTATGTCACGCCGCCCAACCCAACCCATTCGTGCGGTCGGATGTAGTGCGGGACAATAATCTGGTTGGTGTTGGGAATGCGAAACACCGGCTCGAGTTCATAGTCAGTGTTGCGCTGTCCAAGTTCAGTCACGCTGAAGTTGACCTTATATCTTGGGTTCTGTCTTTTTGTCATCTCTGCTCTCCGATTTTGTTTTTGGCATCTTCAAATCCATAGCCCACAATGACTCGATGCCCGCAGCCCTGTAGGTATTCGATCCAATCTTTCTGTTCTGGTCGTACTACACCTCCTTTCTGACGTTTCATCTCAATCCACAAGCCCCAAGCGGGCACAAACAGGTCAGGAACCCCGGCGCTTACGCCTTCAACTTTGAGCCTAGCCGCCACACTGATGCTGCGTTTTTCGCCGTTAGGAATGGCAAAAATACGAACATCTGGGTAAGTCTGTCTGAACCAGCGCACCATCTCTCGCTGCTCTTCGTGTTCGGTTGGCATTACCATTTGCGCTTCACCACTCGAAAGAATTTTCCATCGCGTTTATATTCAATGGATACTGGGGGAAACCCTTGGTTCATCTGCGCAACAACATAATCAACTGCATCTGACTCAGACACTTCGTTGATCTGGCTCAAGACTGACTGCGATTTGTTGGCGATGTAGTACAACGTACCCAACGCTTTCTCGCCGGCAAACCCAGCGTGAAGCAACGGCAAATATTCCGTAATAGGAATATCACTCAGGCCACCGTAGTAGGTAATTGACACCATTAGTTTGCCGCTGGCCTGGCTAACGTGACGCCTCCAAGACCACTCGCTGACTGACATTTCGGTCCCTTGGTCGCCCATAATGTCGTCATACTGTAGCTTTAATTTCTTAGCCTCGACAGCGGGAAAATCCGTCCCGCAGGCGGGGCATACGCGCACCGCTAACGCACAAATTTCATTGCAGTTGCTGCAAACTTTGACCGGCGCAACACCGTCGCCTGTGCCACCTTTTTTGGGAGGCTGGACGTTAGTGATTGGCCCATGCGTTGCCACCACCTTGGCAAAGTCCAGCACCATGCAATGATCGGTGTGGCTCTTAGGTCGCATCCCTCGACCAGCCATCTGAAGATAAAGACCAGGCGACATCGTAGGTCGTAGCATGGCAATCAGGTCAATGTCTGGGTAGTCAAAGCCAGTGGTCAGCACGTTGGCGTTCGTCAGCGCCCGAATCTTGCCGGCCTTAAAATCATTGATGATTGCTTCGCGTTCTTTCTTAGGCGTGTCGCCGGTCACGCACTTAGCCGGCACACCCCAATAGTTGAGGATCTCGCAGACGTTTTCGGCGTGGGATACGCCTGTGCAGAAGAACAACCAGTGTTGCCGATCTTCTGCCAGCGCAATCACTTCTGACACCACGCGCACATTCTGGTCTTTGGTGTTCACCGCCTTCTGCAACTCGCCTTCTACAAACTCGCCACCGCGCTTGGCAACGCCAGTCGTATCCAGTTTGGTTGTGGTTATTTTGGAACGCAGCGGTGCAAGATGCTTCTTGAAGATCAACTCTTCAACCGTCACCGGCTCAATCAAGGCGTTAAAGATCGCCGGTTCATCCGTGATCATGCCGTGGCCCAAACGGTAGGGCGTAGCTGTCAGGCCAACAACGCGCAGGTTTGGGTTGATGCGTTGAAGTTGGCGCAGCAGATCGCGGTAACCGCCGGTGTCTTTGTGATTAACCAGATGGCATTCGTCAATTATCACCAGATCAACGTGGTCAATCTGCGCAGCCTTGTTGCGCACAGACTGTATTCCGGCAAACGTAATAGGCTGGTGTAACTCACGCCGCCCGATCCCTGCACTATAGATCCCAAGCGGTGCGTCCGGCCAATGTACGTACATCTTCTCGGCGTTCTGTTCAATTAGTTCCTTTACATGGGTCAACATCAACACCCGCGTCTCAGGCCATTTGGTCAGCGCATCTTGGCAAAGGGCCGCAACGATGTGACTCTTGCCTGATCCAGTTGGCAATACCAGACAAGGGTTGCCCGCATAACCAGCCAAAAACCAAGCGTACAGATCGTCTATGGCGCGTTGCTGGTAGTCACGCAGGATCATTTAAAAGCCTCCATGCTGTTGCTGCCACAGCTGGTACTTGTCCATTTCCAATCGCTTTAAGTCTGTCCACCCGAGCGGCCACCCCATGAGCCACTCGACCCACGTCGGGTTCAACGTCCCACCAGCCTGCGCCGCAAGTGTCGGAGTATTGCGCTGGCTCTCGCTCGGCGCGTTTGTTTCCTTGGCATTGTGTGCTGTTGGGGTCGGCCATAAATGCCGATGAACCACTTGGTTGGACAAGCTCAATTGATGGCCGCGATTCAAATGAGCATTGATCGCTTCTGCTGATTTGTAAACGCCCCTCATGCCCTCTTGAGCTTGTGGAGTTCGCCAAAATCCAGATTCTGTCTCTTTTGTGTGGCGCACCAACATTCGCTGCTGATACGACACCCCATCGCGCATCAAACCCCAGCGCGGCCAAGTCCCCGAGAACTCGGTGCAATCCTCGAGAAGTGAGAACTGGGCTGTTCTCCACGTAGACGTATCTGGGTCGTACTTCGCCAATGATTCGGGCCATGTGGAACCACATTCCCGATCGGGTTCCTTCGATGCCAGCGCCTCGTCCAGCGGCAGAAATGTCCTGACAGGGAAATCCTCCAGATACGACGTCAATACGTCCTGCCCAAGTTTTTCCGTCAAAGGTTTGAACGTCATCCCAAATCGGGAAATCCTGGAGAATGCCGTCATTTTGTCGGGCGGCAAGTACGCAAGCTGCATAGGGTTCCCACTCAACGGCGCAGACTGTTCGCCATCCGAGGAGGTGGCCGCCGAGTATTCCTCCACCAGCGCCTGCGAAAAGAGCCAACTCATTCATCCCACCACTCGAGCGTCAAAGTTTTTGCGAAACTCAATCATGCCTTCGTCAGCCTCGGCACAAGCCTCGGCGTTAGCAACCAACTCTTTAGACCCAAACACCCCATCGCCTGGCTCACCGTTCACAACGTCTTTGCCCTTGATGACGTAGATCGTCTGCCACTGGTCGCCTGCTTCTTTGCGCTGCCACGGCACCATGTCAGGGTGCAGGACATGGCTATCACAACCCTCACGCTGCCATTCCACTGGAATCTCATTACCGGCGTGGCGTTCGCAGATCCACTTGGAGTCTTCCGTCGCAGTGCTGTGAGCGCAGGTCCGGCAGTTAACTTCCTTGGTCAAGCGGTCACCGTGGCAAAACTCATGCGCGGGACACCACTTGCACTGATACCAGCTAGGGTCAACGCTTAACGGTTCTGGCATCCGATCTGACAATGCAATCCGCTTACCACGGGCTACTGCGTTCTCGGCAACGCCTTTGTCGTATTCAACTCGCTCTGTGTAGATGCGGTCGTCATCTTTGCAGATAGCAACATAAAGAGCGCGATCAATACCAGTGCCATGCATATAAGACTGCATTTGCACAAAGTGATCAAACTTGGCACGTTCAACGCCCTTGTCTTCAACCTGCTCATAGCTCTTTTTGTTGTGGGTCTTGTACTCACAAACGTGTTTCTTTGATGGCGCTCCCGGCACCCCAGAGATTGCGATGTCATCTATGCTCCCGCTGATGTGGCAACCAAAGTCCACGCGCTCTTGCGCTACCCCTGGCTTGAACTGGACGCCGATTGCTTGTAGATCGGCCTTGATCGTGGCTTCTTCGTTCTGACCACGGCGAAACATTCGCAGCACCCTGCCTTCAAACTGCGAAACCACCGCCCACCGGAACGACAACCATAACCAGCGGTCGCAACTGTGACCAAGCTGGCTGGCACCCAAGTGGCCCCTAGGCTTATCCGGCTTTGACGTATGGTATTGGTCAATCTGTTCGGCGATGCTATATTGGGCGTCAGGAATTTTCACGTGCTGTCTCCTCTCCTCGGTTTGACATTTGCCCGGCGCAATGCCGGGCATTTTTTTGCTTGTTTACTTCTTAATCCACGGCGGTGAAGCCTTGGCATTCGTCGCAGCGGCGGCAGGTTTCGGTGCAGGCGCAGAGCCGCCATTCATCGTGCGGAACGCTTTGACTTCGTTGCTGTTGCCGTACTGCTCGCTGATCCGAATATCCAACTTGATTGACAGGTTGCCGCCAATCATCTGGTCCGTATCTTTAAGCGACGTCAGGCCAAT